AAATATATTTCCTATATTTGTGTATGCAATACATAATATATGGGCTTAGATGTCCAAAGACAGATAATTACATGTATATAGGAAAGAGTAGCTCAGGTTTAAAAAGAGCTAAATCTCATCTAATATACTCACATAGTGAATCAGTAAACACATGGGTGTCAGATTTAAGAGACCAAGGGTTATGTCCTTTAGTAGATGTCATTGAAGAATGTCCTACACAAGATAGTTTAGTAGAAAAAGAGAAATTCTGGATAAAGTTTTATGAAGATGCAGGCTGTCAGCTCTTAAATGTATACATTTATAAAAGTGATTATATTGCAGAGCTGACAGAGGCTATTGATATTGCTCAATACAACCTTGAAAAAGCACTTAAAAGAGCAAACGATACACTTATTGAAGTGTCAACTGTACGTGGACTTATTAGAAATAGAAGAAAGTCTCTTAATGTAAAACAGAAAGATTTGGCAGAATTAGCTGGAATAACTCAAAGAACTTTAAATGATATTGAATTAGATAAGGGTAATCCTTCTTATAACACTATTGTAAAAATATTAGATATATTGGGATATAAATTAGTTCCAACATTAAAAACAAATAACCTATGAAACTATATACAGAAGAACAAGTAAGAAAAGCTATTAGAGTAGCAGGACAATTAGTATGGGAAGATGAAGAAATATTTGCTTCATTGCCATCAATAGAACTACCAAAGGACGAGGATATAGATAAGAATATTGAAAAGCTATTCTATGGAGAAAAGAAATATTATTTTAAAGCAGGTATTACATGGATGAAGCAACATATACTTAACCAAAACAAATAACCTACAAAACCATGTCATATGAAACAATTATTCATCCTCATAGCATTAGCATTCACAGTGAGTGCAAGTGCTCAGACAACAGCTGTTAAGTTACAGCATGGTAAATACATCAATAAGCAATGGAAATACAATGCACCACAGGTGACTAGTATTCCTGTTGTATTTGACTATCCTCATGTCATTGTGGGAGATAGCACATATAAACTTATTGATAACGTAGGAGATACAACAACTGCTACATATAATTTGTACGTTTCACATTGTGTAAACAATAAGGACGCTGTGGGTTTGCTATCTATTAGCATATACAATGATGGTTCTTATTATTTATCTGTATCCTATGGTAATCTAATTAGAAGATATACATTAAAAAACAATGACTATGAGATGGGAAATAATAGATAATTCACCCAAAATAGGTGATGTAAGATTCAAAACCAAGTTTGCGTTCCTTCCAACACGTGTTCTAAGCAAGATAACTAACACAGACCATATGATATGGTTAGAGTTGTATGTTGAAGAACAGGTATATATAACAAAACATAACAGTTGGGATGGTTCATATGAAGTTTGGCAAATTGTAGCTAAAACAATACATGTATGAAAACAGCAATGCAAGAATTAATTGAATGGTTAGAAAATTCATCAGATGTCCAAAATGACATTTTAAATTGGGAAATTGTCAAAAAGAATGCATTTGAAAAAGAAAAAGAGCAGATAGTTAAAGCATGGGAAGATGGCGATTATGCTTATTTCTATTCAAAAGAAACAGGAAGGGATTTTGATAATGGGGAGGAGTACTATAAAGATGTTTATAGTACAAAAGAAGTCAATGATGATAAATATTCAATATTTGATTGTTATGGAATGATTGTAGAACATTATGGTATAAATATGACTTTTGAAAAAGCTAAAAATCTTATTGATAAATTAAATCCAATTGGTGATGGTTTTGCACCTTATACAATAGAAAAAAACAACCAAACCTATAACCAAAACGAATAATCTATGAAATATATATTTAGAGGTAATGTCATATTTCACTATGACCCAGATGCACACTATGATAAGGTGATTCAGCCTACAATAGTTGGAGCAATACCTGCATTTGATTACTGTAAGTTTATAGATGAAGACTATAAACTATTAGGTGAGTTCTTCACTACAGTATATAAACATACTCAAGGAGAGGATGTAGAGTTAAATGATATAATAGTAAACTAGAAAAAGATAACCTATAACCAAAACAAATAACATGAACGTACTCATCTATGACATTGAGACACTCAAGGAACTATTCCTTGTTGTTGTGTACAATCCTGAGAGCGATGTAACATATGAATTCCAGGTGAGTAGATGGGTAAATCAATTAGATTCATTCATTAGATTCACAGAGGAACATGATGAGCATTATTGGGTGGGGTATAATAATCTACGCTTTGATAGTCAAGTGGTTGAGCATGTGCTCAGAAACTATGAGCATTGGCATGAGATGAGTGGATTAGAGATATGTGCCATCATAGCACAGAAAGCTGCAGACACCATCCATGATGCAAACTTTGATGTATTTCCTGAGTATAAAGAAGAATGGCTGAGTCTAAAGCAAATAGATCTGTTCAAGATTAATCACTATGATAACAAGAACAGACGTGTGAGCCTAAAGAGATTGGAGTTTGAGATGGACTTTGAGAACATTGAAGAGATGCCAATACACCATTTGAAGGAGAATATGACTCAATTAGAAATAGTTGAAACCATTTATTACTGTTACAATGATGTACAAGCTACATATGAATTCTATAAGATAACTACAGGTGACACTGAGCATCCTTTATACAAAGAGAACAATCAAATAGAGCTCAGAGAAGACATATACGAAGAGTTTGGCATTCCATGCCTAAACTATTCAGATAGTAAGATTGGTGATGAGATGGTTAAGAAGTATTATTGTGAGCAGAAAGGCATACAATACTCTGATCTTCCAAAGAAAGGATTATTTAGAACAGAGGTGAAGGTGAAAAACTGTATTGCTGATTATGTAGCATTCCAGACACCAGAGCTACAGCAGTTCTTGAAGGATATTAGTAAGGAGCGTCTAACAATGAAGGATCAATTTAATATATCATTAGAGTTTTATGGAAACACATACACGTTTGCCAAAGGTGGTCTTCATACAGAAAACAAGCCTAAAGTATTTGAAGCTGATGATGATACTCTCATTGTGGATTGGGATGTGTCCTCTTATTATCCTGCTATTATTATTAATAATGGTAGATATCCTGGTCATTTGGGCCCTGAATTCCTTAGAGGATATAAGACCATGTTTGACAAAAGACTTGAGCTTAAGCCCTTGGCAAAGAAGGATAAGAAGATTAAGGGAATTGTTGGTGCTCTTAAACTGGCTGTTAACTCTGTGTATGGTAAAAGCAGTGATATGCTCTCTTGGTTATATGACAGACAACTAACTATGTTCACCACTATTACAGGTGAATTGAGTCTTCTCATGCTCATCGAAGCATATGAACTAGCTGGTATACATGTTATATCTGCAAATACAGATGGAGTGACAATACTTGTAAAAAATGCAAGTTTTGATACTATGACTGCTATCAACAAGTGGTGGATGGAAATAACACAATATGAGCTTGAACGCACTGATTATCAGAAGATTATATTCTCAACAGTTAATGACTATATAGCAATTAAAGTGGGCTATAATGAAGCTCCAACTGATAAAAAAGGTGATTATGTCAAAAAGAAAGGTGACTTCCTTACAGACTTTGAGCTACACAAAAACAAGAGTGCTAGGATTGTACCTATTGCATTGGAGCGTTATTATGTTAATGATATCCCTGTGGCTGATACCATTCGTAATCATACAAACATATATGACTTTGCTCTCAGGCAAAAAGCTACTAAAGACTTTCACTTTGAAGGCCAAAGCAAAGACAATACAACAGTCTATAATAAGCTGATTAGATATTATGTATCTAATACAGGAGAGAAATTATTGAAGGTGAAGAATGAAAACTCAGATAGTGGTGCAGCTGATGTAAGTCAGGTGGAAGCAGGTGAGTGGGTGATGCATGTATGTAATCATCTATTACCAGACCATCCATTAGACAACATCAATCATGCATATTATATTGAGCGTGCTGAGAACATCATCAACAAAATACAGTTTGCAGGTAGAAAGAGAAAAATTATTGTTAACCCAAATCAAATGACATTATTCTAATGGACAACAAGAAAAAAGCAGCAGAATTAGTAATGGAATTCCTACCAATTGTAGGACAAGATCCATATACAGGTATAGACACAGCTAAGAAATGTGCTAAAGCAAGTGCAAAAATAGTACAGAAAGCAGAAAAGGATATACAATGCATAGAATTTAGTGGTGATACACCTGATTGGGATGAAGTTATTAAACTTATAGATACATTCTAATGGCTAAGGGAAAGTCACAACTTAAGTTTGCAGGTGACCAAGTTGTTGCTGATTGTAAGCATAGAAAAATAAAAGATTATATACGTTCAGATTATTATTGGGCATATAGAAAATTCTTTGAAGAGTTTGTTCCTAGCTTCAAATTAGATAATTATGATGATTATATAAAAAAAAGAGTCTAATGGCAAAGATAAATAGAGAGAACATAGCTGAGCACTTGGTAGACTATCAACTAGAAATGGTTGGTAAGTCTATGCAAGAAGCTCATATGACAAGGGAATGGTACAGTAAATGGACCATGACAACAGAACAACATGAAGCATTCAAAGCTTATGCAATACCACTA